AAAAGTGAAATAGAGCTATTAAAAGGAAATTAACATGAAAGTATTAGACGTTCTCAGTGGACCTTTGTCCGAGATTCTTGATAAGTTTGTCCCTGATAAAGATCTTAAACAAAAACTCAGTCATGAGTTAGAAATATCTTTACACAGAGCAAACATTGCTCAACTTGAAGTCAACAAGACAGAAGCTGCACATAAATCTATTTTTGTTAGCGGATGGAGACCCTTTGTCGGCTGGTGCTGTGGAGTTTCCTTAGCTTATCATTTTCTCATTGCACCATTTTTAGCTTTTATTTTAAGTTTATATTATCCAGATGTTACTCTTCCTGAGTTCGATTTTAGTCAATTATCGACTATACTAATGGGTATGCTCGGTCTTGGAGGGTTAAGAACCTTTGAAAAGATGAAGGGCGTATCTAGAGAAAAATGAAATGGCTGGTTTTAAACTTACAACTTTTAGTGGACTTAATGAAAAGATCTCTCCAAGACTTCTTCCAGAAGATATGGCACAAAATGCAGAGAATGTATTTCTGGATTCGGGGAGAATAGAAAGCCTTAACACAGACTTAAACGATCCATCAGAATCAAGCAACACTCATCCAGCTTTACACATATCTTCATCGACAAAAACAATATTCAAAGCTACAGCTAATAACTGGCTTACTTTTACAGAAGACGTTGATGTTATCAAAAGTCCAATAAAAGAAGATTCTTTTGGTAGATTCTACTTTACTGGCTCAGGAAGTTTCCCAAAGTATGGAGCATTATCAACCATTATTAGTGGCTCTGGTCCATATCCTGCTAGTTCATTTCGTTTAGGATTGCCAACTCCAGCAGCAATAAGTGCTATATCGGTAGATGATTCAACTGCAGACGAAGGTGCATCTGTTTCATCTAGAGCTTACATTTACACAGAAATAACAGCACACGGTGAAGAAGGACCGCCTTCTGAAGTTACATCAAGTCAAATTGTAGATGCTGCCGATGGAGCCACGGTTACTTTAACAATCCCTGCAGCTTCAAGCGGTAACTATAATATTTCAAAAAGAAGACTATACAGAACAGACGTAAATGGTGTATTTAGATTTGTAACAGATATTAGTGGCACATCATCAGGGAACTATACAGAAAGCGTCATAGACGCTCTACTCGGGGAAGAAATAGAATCATCAGACAATTTAGCACCACCAGATGACGTATCAGCAGATCACCCAGATGGACCAATGCTAGGTATAACAGCAATGCCTAATGGTATAACTGCTGGCTTTGCTGGTAACACATTATTATTCAGTGAAGCATTTTTACCACATTCATATCCATTGGCTAATCAACTAACAACCAAAGATGACATTGTTGGTATAGCATCAATTGCTTCTGGTTTATTAGTTACCACTAAAGGCAAACCATTGCTAGCTTCAGGTACAGATCCTAGTGCTATGGCTATGGTTGAAATAGATGCCAACCTACCAAATGCTAATAAAAGATCTTTAGTAGATATGGGTGAGTATGCAATCTATTCCTCTCCCGATGGTCTGGTGTTAGCTTCCAATTCAGGTATTAATTTAGTTACTGAACAAATATTCACTAGAGATCAATGGCAACAGTATTACCCAGAGAATGTAGAAGGCTATGAATACGAAGGCAAATACGTTGGTTTTACTTGGGATGGTTCTAACAATTCATCTAAGAAAGGATTCTTATTTGATCCAAGAGGCGGCAAGAATGCCTTTGTTGATCTAGATTTCTATGCAACAGCAGGTTACAACGATAGAGAAAACGATGAGCTGTATTTGGTTATTGATGGTTTATTAAAGAAGTTTACCAGAGGCACATCAAAAAGATCTTACACATGGAAGTCAAAACAGTTCTATACCAATAGACCTATATCTCCGGGAGTGGCTAAGGTAGATGCCGATTCATACAACAGCTTAACATTTAAACTATATGCCGATGGTTCTTTAAAACATACTGAATCAGTTGCTAACTCAAATCCGTTTAGATTGCCGGGAGGATACAGAGCCAAAGAATTCGAAATCCAACTGGAGGGTACAGATACCATAAACGAAGTTTGTGTTTATGAAAGTCCACAGGAGATTGTCTAGTGGCAAAGAAATTACTAGCAACTAAAAATGTTAGAAAGGGAACTAAGGGTAGCTTTGTTGTCCCTAGAGATTTTAGTCCAGAAGCCAAGAGATACGCTCAATCAGTTAACGATACACTGCAACAGCTAACAGGAGAGAAAGGTAACTTTCTTGATAAAGCTGTAACATTCCAAGACTTAATCAATGCTGGCATAGCAAGAGAGCTATACACATTAACCGGAGGCGGCGGAATTATTGGACCCGGAACAGGCAGAGATATTGATGGACCAATTGCCCCTACTGGAGTATCAGCTAATGGAGCATTTCAGTTTATAACTATTAGCTGGGACTATCCAAACTACGATGGTCATTCACATACTGAGATATGGGTTAACAATAGTAACGACTTTGCAACAAAAACATTCTTAGCACAAACAACAGCTTCAATCTTTTCTCACGAAGTAGGTAACGGAGCAACAAAATACTACTGGGTCAGACACGTTAACCGCAATGATGAAATTGGTCCATTCCATAGTGAAACTCCAGTATCAGCAACCACAGCTCCTGATATTGGTCATTTAATGGATTTGCTTGATGAGCAATTACAAGACCTTCCCGGATTTGCTACTTTAAATTCAGATCTTTCTGATATTGCTTCAAAGGCTGCAAATGTTATCAGATCTACTTCAGCTCCAACAACAAGGACAGATGGATCATCTTTACAGATAGTTGATATCTGGGTAGATACAGATGATAACAATCAAGTTTATATTAGAAATTCAAACAACACTGCTTGGGAGAAAGCTCGAGATTCATCTTTAATTTCTCTTTACAATACTTTAAGTCAAACTGTATCAACCAACTCATCAAACATAGCAACAGCTCAATCTGATATTGTTACGTTAACAACGGCAAATTCTGCTCGAGTAAGTGAGATAACAGAGCTAGAAGCTACTTTGGTAAATTTCAGCAGCGGGTCAACAGTATCTGCAGCCCTAACTTCAGAACAAACTGCCAGAGCAAATGCAGATAGTGCACTAGCAACTGACATTACTAACTTAACAGCAACTGTTGGAAGCAACACTTCAGCTATTTCAAACGAGGCTACAGCAAGAGCAAATGCAGATTCAGCTCTTACAACATCAATAAATCAACTTTCCTCAACAGTAGATACTAAAGCTCGTACATTTATTCAAACTTCAGCCCCTACTGCTACTGCTACAGGAGATCTTTGGATAGACTCAGATGACGATAATGCACTTTATAGATGGAATGGTAGCTCTTGGGTTGCTGTCAGAGATACTGCAAATGATGGAAAGACAACAGTATTTACACAAGCATCACAACCAACCGCTAATAATGTAGGAGACTTGTGGTTCGACACAGACGACTCTAATAAACAATACAGATGGGATGGATCTAATTGGACAGAGGTTAGAGATGTAATAAGCCAAGCATCAATCACAACACTGCAAAATACAACTGCGACACTTGATGGTTATGCTGATGCTTCGTATGTACTTCAAGTAAATGCTAATGGACATATTGCTGGTTTTCTTGTGCAATCTTCAACATCCCCAAGTGGTCAGACTACCAGTGATGTTGTTTTCCAAGCAGATAGATTTAGGGTTGTTGGTACTTCTGGTACTGGTGTTAGTACGCCATTTACTGTAGTTACCACACCTTTTACACAGAACGGTGAAACAGTCCCAGCAGGAACATACATAGAAACAGCTTACATACAAAATGGTGCTATCACTTCAGCTCAGATTGGAACCTTGAGTGTTGATAAACTGTCTGGCACTTTTGCAGACCTAGCAACAGTTATTACTGGCAACCTATCAGCAGATAGAATACAGATTGATGGTGTAACACTAGATACCGATGGCTCTGGTAATTTGCTTATAGCCAATGGTGGAATTTCAAACGTTCACATAAATGACTTATCAGCAGATAAAATTACTGCAGGCACAATAAATTCAGACAGAATTAATACCGATACTCTAGCGGTTAAACATTTTGCCAATGTATCTTCTAATATAGAAAGCCATATAGTCACTACTCCCAATCCAACCTATGTGCCTCTTCAAGTATTTGGTAGTGTTTTCCATCAACCCTCGTCTAACTTTACTACGATAGTTGCAACAGTGGGCACTTACTTACAAACATCTATATCAGAAGTAAGGAATGGAGCCAAGTATCAAGCTATATGGTCAGGTGTTTATGGTGACTGTACCAATGGTGTTTTGGAATACAGCGTTGATAATTCAACTTGGGTACAAGCAGCAGGCGGTATCCAGAATGTGACCTTTGCCGCAGGAACATTTAGAACTTATGTTTTTGCTTACAATGGTACAATATCAGGATTAGGATCAACTGCCGATACAGTTTATTGGCGAGTAAGATGGATAACTAAATTAAGAACTACATATCAATCACTATATGTATTTATAGACAACACACAATAAGATGACAGAGTACACAATATACAACACAACTACAGGAGAAATAGGCACCTGTGGTGCTACTAATGCATCTCTTGATAAGATTAATTTAGAAGAAGGACAATCAATCATTGAAGGTATTTATCAAGCAGAGAAATACAAAATTATTGATGGACAACCAGTTGAACAGTCTATTTCAGTATGGGATTCAGCTAGACATCAAAGAAATAATTTATTGGCTGAATGTGATTGGACCCAATTACCAGACTCACCATTGTCAGATGCTGCTAAACTTGAATGGCAAAATTACAGACAAGCATTAAGAGATCTTCCAGAGACACATGAAGCGGTAAATTTAATTGATGAAGTTGTATTTCCAACCCCACCAAACCTTTGATACATAATATAAAAAGTGATATCTTACAAGAAAAATGTTAACCCGAGTTGATGTAAGAATTTACTGGGATTCCATAGCACCGGGATTGCGGGAAATAGAAAACCAAGCAAAACCCGAATGGAGACCAGAAGATATATACACAGCTATAGTAAATGGGATAGCAGAGCTTTATGTAGATGTGGAGCAAGATCCTTGTGAAAGCTTCATAATTCTGCAAGAAAAGCCAAGTATTTTTAAACCAACTAAATCATTATTGATTTGGGTGGCGTATGATAAAAGAGGTAATGCTGCTAGTAAATATATGGATTACATAGAAGATATGGCTAGAGAAAGAAACTGTAACAAAATAGAGTTCTGGACACCTTGGTCAGGATTAGCAAAAGCATTATCTTATAAAGGGTATGAAACCAAACTATTAATAGTGGAGAAAGATTTATAATGTCAGGCGGCGGCGGATCAACAGAAATCAAAGATACAGCATCACAAAAGAAGCTAGCTGAAATAGCAGCTAGAAGATTTAATCTATATCAACAGTATTACGTTCCATTAGAAAATCAATATATGTCAGATGTTTTTTCTATGATGGACCCATCAGCCTTTCAAAGTATAGAAGGCTTTGTTACTGCATTACAACAACCAGAATTCCAATCAGCCAGAAGAAATATGCAACAACAAGCATTTGCTAGAGGTATGGATCCTACGAGTGGACAATATCAAGCCAGAGCAGCTCAAATGCAAC